AGAGAACATGATAGAGATGTAAACGCTGCTAAGAATCTAGCTAAATATGGTTTGATGCTATCAGTAGGGCAGGGACTGTCCGAATTTAAGCCCGTGGATCGTGCTCTGGCGGCGGAACGGAAGGAAAACTCTTCCGGTCTACGAGTCATCACGGGTTGAAGCGGGAAGCCATGACTTCTATAAGTCATGGTAGTTCACGTTAGGTGTGCTCTTAGGAATTATATTTTTTTCGTTTTTTGGATATAAAACAGAGTTAGACAACAAGAGGTTAAAGGAAGAAAATGAAAAGCTAAGAAAAGAGAATGATGATTTGAAGAAAAGGATTAATTATCTTAGTGCTGTTGAGAAGAGGTATTCGGCTTTCTTTGAAAAACACAGGCGTGTTTGAAAGGAGTGTTTGAAAATGGCGGATATAGAGAAGATAGTTAGAGAGCTTGGGAAAATAGCGAATAATCTTTCTGAGATTATTGGAAAACGCGGTTGGTTTTCAAAAGAAGAAAAAGTGATGCTGGAAAAAGCAAGATCTATGATAAATTCCGTTTTGGCTAACAAGATTAAAGAAAGGGATGATTGGGAGTGATTGAAATGGCTAAGGTGTGTAATTATTTTGATACTTGCGATGCACCTTTGTGTCCTTTGGATGAGAAGAGCTTGAGAAGTGGGATTTGGTATCCTGATGAATCTATATGCAAGAAGAAAAATCCACCTGAATGGGTTAAAAGACAAAAAAGATATCTAAAAAAGTTAGAGAGAAAAACAAGTACTTCACGGTAGAGATGTTGAAGTATAAAACCAGGATAACGGTTGCGTTGGAAGGACTGGATCCAGATGAATCGCATGAAAGACAGTTAGAGAAATGGTTTGAAAAGCATAAAGGATATTCTGAAAATACAAGAAAACAGTGGACTAAAAATCTCGAGAAATAACATAGTAAAAAATCTATTTAGACCCTTTAAATTTTCACATAAGTAGCGGGCATTTTTTAGAGAAAAAAGGTAATTTCGCGGGCTAAAATCAGGGGTAATTTTGTTAGGGGGTATATAAGGTATAGGGCTAAGAAAGTTAGGGGTTATTTCGCTTAAAAAAACGGGTATTTTTTTCAAAAAAATCTCAATAGAATTTCGGGGGTGTTGAAATGGTACTGTACGACCCAAATAATCAAAAGATATATTTTGTTGCCACGGAGATTGAGAAGGTATCGGAAGTTCTTGGAACGGCTGCGGTTGTTTCAAAGGTTCAGAACTTTGTTTTTGAATATAATGGGCGGAAAATGATTGTTAAAGGAATGCGGCCAGCAAAGATAAGGCTGGAGTTTGAGTTTGATAAAATTGAAGAGCTGAAGGAATAAGTTTGTTAGTTTGGTATGATATTAAGAGGGTGATAACATGAAGATTGATAAAAAAGATATAAGTGAATTGAAAGAAGCGCCATATAATCCGCGAAAAATTTCTAAAAAAATGTTAGAGAAATTGAAAGATAGTATTGCGAATTTCGGATACGTTGACCCACTTATCTGGAACCAAAGGACTGGGCATGTTGTTGGTGGAAACCAGCGGTTGAAAGTACTAAAAGAGTTAGGTTTTAAAGATGTTGATGTTATCGTTGTAGATTTTCCACTTGAACAGGAAAAAGCCTTGAATATAGCGTTAAACAAAATTAGTGGAGATTGGGAAATGGACAAGTTAATCGAACTTTTAGAAGGATTAACTGATAATCTTAGATTGTTAGCTGGTTTCACAGAAAAAGAAATTGAAGATTTGCTAAATGATTTAGAAAATAATCCTTATACGATGAAAGTATCTAAAATACAATATGAGCCGTTAGGAATTTCTGTTGACTTGGATGATTTATACGATACCGAAAAATATAACAAACTTATTCAAGAAATAGAAGCTTCTAACCTAAGTGAAGAAGAGAAAGAATTTCTAAGGCTTGCCGCAGGTAGATTCGTTCGGTTTGACTTCGATAACATAGCGGAATATTACTGTACTAATGCGTCTCCAGAAATGCAAAGATTAATGGAAAAATTAGCGTTGATTATCGTTGATTTTAATGATGCGATAGAAAATGAATTCGTGGAAATGAATAAGAAACTTAGAAAAATGTTAGATGGTTTAATGGAAGGTGGAGAAGATGCGGAATGACTTTGCGGTGTTTATTCTTTCACATGGCAGAGCCGATAGAGTTTATACACTAGATACACTACTAAAACAGGGTTATATGGGTAGATGGTATATCATTATTGATAACGAAGATGGACAAGCTGAAGAATACTTTAGTAGATTTGGCAAAGAGAATGTAATAATGTTTGATAAAAGTGAATGGAGAAATAAAGTTAAGACATTGGATAATTTTAAGGAACCGGATAAGATTGTTTTATATGCTAGGAACGCCTGCTTTGATATCGCAAAGAAACTTGGACTAAGATACTTTGCAGAGTTTGATGATGATTATAAGACTTTTAGAGTTAGATTCATTGTTAAAAGCAAGGATAGAGAAGCAAGTATAAGAAACTTAGATGAAGTATTTGAAATGGTTCTTAGATTGTTAGATAACACTAATATTGATTGTGTCGCGTTTGCACAAGGCGGAGATTATATCGGTGGGAAGGATAATGAAATTTTAGTTAAAGGTTTTAAACGGAAAGCGATGAACACTTTCTTTTTTAAAACTGACCAACCTTTTGAATTCATCGGCAGAATAAATGAAGACGCTAATGCTTACGTGTACTTTGGAAACTTAGGTAAAATATTCTTAACCATTGGGAATATATATATTAACCAAATTCAAACGCAGAAGAATAAAGGCGGATTAACGGAAGCGTATTTGAACCTTGGAACATATATTAAGAGCTTTTACACTGTTATGCTACTGCCTTCTGCCGTTAAAGTATCGGTGGTAGGAAATAAGTATTTCAGAATGCACCATAAGATTCTTTGGAAATATACTGTTCCTAACATTGTTAGTGATAAATATAGAAGGCAGGGTTTTTAGATTACACTAACGAAAAAGAAGTTGAAGCTTTTAAAAAAACTCTTTCACTATACCAAAATATCTTAATGCAGATTAGGAATTTAGTTTAATAGTCTCTATTAGCTTTGATTCTTTTAATTCCCATTTGAAGAGTGACACTTCGTTTTTATCGTTTTTTGTAAAGAAGACTCCATCTTCTGTAAGATGGAGATAAATTTGCAAAAAATATGCTATAATACAATTACGACCAAAAATCACGGTCGTTGAGTAGGGCGGGAACCGTCCGAATTTAAGCCCGTGGATCGTGCTCTGGCGGCGGAACGGAAGGAAAACTCTTCTGGTCTACGAGTCATCACGGGTTGAAGCGGGAAGCCATGGCTTCTATAAGTCATGGTAGTTCACTACGAGCTTAAACAGAGTAGTTCACGCAAGAACAACAAGAACATTTTGTCGCTATCCTCGGTCAAAATTTTAGGTTTGCAATGGCAAGTATGATAGCTTACTTCTATATCTTTACTAAGGGGTATAGATATAACTATAAAGAGTAATTAATAATTAATATTGTTAGAGGTGATTACATGAATAATGGTAAATTAAATGAAGAAGTTATAAAGAAAGCAGCTAACATGATTAGAGCAGGTAATTATCAGAAGGTTGTAGCTCAAGCTTTAGGTGTTTCAGAAGTTACGTGGTATAACTGGTTGAAGAGGGGTGAACAAGAAGCAAATGAAGGTAAAGACACGCTTAGAGCTAAGTTTTTTAAGGAGATAAAAAGAGCAGAGGCGGAAGCTATTATTCGAAATGTTGCGATAATTCAGAAGGCTGCAGCTACTACTTGGCAAGCTGCTGCTTGGTGGTTAGAAAGGAGATATCCAGACGAATGGGGGAAGAAGGATACCACAACTATATCTGCCGATAACGATACTAAGATAGTTATAAAGATTAACAAAGTATCAAGAATAAAGGACGATGAAGATGACTGAAGTAGAGATAAACGTTATTCAGAAGATATGGGATTTTTTAGAAGAAGCGAATGCTAAGAATGTTATTATATATGGTGGTGCTGGTGCTGGTAAATCATATACACTTGCCCAGTTTCTGATTCTTAGAATATTGATCCCGTTTAAGAATAAAAGATTGTTAGTTACGAGAAAATATAATCCGTCGTTGAAATTATCGGCTTATCAGTTAATTAAAGAAATTCTGGAAGCGTGTAAGATACCATATGATGAATTTAAATCACAACAACTAATAAAGTTAGAAAATGATAGCGAGATAATATTCAGGGGTATGGATGATCCAGAGAAAATAAAATCGACTGAATTTAACTATATTTGGATGGAAGAAGCAACAGAGTTTGATGTTGATGATTATAACCAGCTAAGATTAAGGCTAAGAAGGGCTAATGCCGGGCAAAGAAACCAAATGTTTCTGACGTTTAACCCTATTGGTAAAACAAATTGGGTATATAAAACATTCTTTGAACAAAAACCAGAAGATACTCAAATACTCCATGTGAATTATAAAGATAACCCATTTCTTGATAAAGAATATGTAGAAATGCTAAAAAACTTAGAAGGTCAGGATAAGACGTTTTATCAAGTATATACTCTTGGTGAGTTCGCCGAATTTGAGAACCTGATATATACTAACTATGATATAGTGAATGAAGTACTAAGAAGCTATGACGAGATAATCTATGGACTTGACTTTGGTTATAACAATCCTACTGCCTTGGTTGAGATCAGGATAAAAGACAAAGAATTTTATATTTCTGAAAAACTCTATCGAACTCACTTGACTAACGCCGATCTGATAGAACAACTAAAAATGTTAAACATTAGGGGTTATATTTATGCTGATAGTTCGGAACCTGACAGGATAAAAGAGATAGAAGAAGCCGGTTTCGTCATTTATCCGGCGGCTAAGAATGTTAAGGCTGGGATTGACTTTGTCAAACGACAGAAGCTACATATTTACAAGGGTTCGGTTAACTTAATTAAAGAGATCCAGAACTACAAATGGCGTGAAGATAGGAACGGGAATGTTATAGATGAACCTGTTAAATTCATGGACCATACTATGGACGCTTTGAGATACGCGATTTATTCTCACTTTTCAAAGCCTGAATTGGGAATTGAAATTATTAAGTTTTAATCGGTGGTGATGGGATAATGGCTAACATTTTTAAAGGATTTTTCGAGAAACTTTTTTCTTTGTTTAATGGCTCTAACTTTGTTGCAGGTGATACGACAACGATAATAAAATCTTCTGTGGCTGATTATAGGTTGAAGGACTATTTGAAAGTGTATGAGCAGGTGTCGTGGGTTTATTCGGCGGTTAAAGTTATTGCTAATACTATCGCAGGTGTAAATTGGAGACTTTACCAAATTGATGGTGAAGAATGGGAAGAAATACAAGAGCATGACTTTCTAACTTTGTTAAATAATCCGAACCCGTTTCTTTCGAGGTTTGAGCTTATGTATTTAACCGTTTCATCGCTTGAATTGGTTGGTGAGGCTTTGTGGTATATCCCGAGAAAAGGTCAAAGAATGTTAGGCATATTCCCGCTTAATCCTGCTTATCTTGAAATTGAAATCGATAATGGACTGCCTAAGAAATTTATATATAATACCATGAAAGAAAAAATAAACTTAAAACCAGAGGAGCTAATATTCTTTAAATATCCTAATCCTTCGAACCCGTATCGTGGTGTTTCGCCGCTTAAAGCTATTGCTTTAACAGTTGATTCCGATTATTACGCAAGTATTTGGAATAGAAACTTTTTTATTAACTCTGCTACTCCTGCGGCTGTTTTGGAGACACCAAATAAACTAACAAAGGAAGATGCGGAAAAACTGAAAATAATGTTACGAGAATTTTATTCAGGAATTGATAAATCGCATGCGACTATGATTCTTAGTGGAGGCATACAATTTAAGCCAATACAGCTATCGCAGAAAGATATGGAGTTCTTAGAATTGAGGAGGTTTACACGCTCGGAAATTGCTGCGGCTTTTGGAGTACCTTTATCAAAGATAGGTATTTCTGAAGAAGTTAATCGTGCAACTGCGTATATCAATGACTACACCTTCGCTAAGAATACAATAATGCCGAAATTGGTAATGCTACGAGATGCTATTAATCGTTATTTGACTAACTTTGTTGACAAAAGTGTGTATTATGATTTTGACAGCGTTATACCAAACGATGAAGAGTTTGAAGTACAGAAATATGTTAACTTTGTTAAAGAAGGAATTTTAACGATAAATGAGGTCAGAGCAGAGCTTGGATATCCAGAAGTGCCTTGGGGCGATACACCGTATAATCCGAATCTCATGATGAACTTTGGAATAACTGGGAAAAGCCAAGACCAAAAGCCTAAGAGTGTTTTTAAATCGAGATTTGAGCGCATAAAATACTGGAAGGAATTCGTAGCTAAGAATCAGAAAGTTGAAGATAATTTTAAGGGCAAAATCGCTAACATGTTTGAAAAACAAAGGCTAAGAGTGTTAAAGGAATTATCAGAGACTTTGAAGAAGAATATACCGAATGAACGAGTAATAACTAAAATGACAAATGCGGAGATTGAAAAATTGTTAGATGAAATTTTGGACTTTATTTATTCACCTGATGAAGAGAAGGCATGGAAAGAGTTATATTTGAGCGAACAGGCTAAGAATTTTATACGCACGTCGGAAGATATAGCGAATGACTTTGGGCTTGCGATGTCGTTAAAACCTGATAGTTCGTTAGTAAAGGAACTTTTAGACCAAAGGGTTCAACGGTTTGTGAAAAAAATTTCAGATACAACTTTTAAACAATTAAAAGAAAGTTTGTTTGAAGGTTTGATGAATGGTGAAAGTGAAACAAAGTTAGCGGAAAGAGTCAACGAAGTGATGACTTTGGCTAAAAGACAACGCGCGCAGACGATAGCAAGAACCGAAACTTTTTCGGTAATTAACGAGTCTCATATAGAGACTTACAAAGTTAATGGTATTGAGTGGAAGGAATGGTTAACGGCTGGAGATGAACGAGTACGGGGCGCACATATGGCAGCAGACGGGCAAATAGTCAGGATTGACCAGCCTTTTGTGGTTGGTGGTGATTACCTTATGTTCCCGGGGGACCCGCATGGTTCAGCATCTAACATTATTAATTGCCGTTGCGTAAGTTTGCCTGTTACGTCGTAATTGGTGTATAATTGCCGTGGAGGTGTTATTATGGAAAGAATGTTAGCGAAAGCGTTTCTAAAGCAAATAAATGAGTCTGAAAGAAAGTTGGTTGGTATTGCGTCAACGGAAGTAGTTGACAGATATGGTGATATTGTTAAGCAAGATGGTTGGGAACTTGACAATTTTATGAAAAACCCTGTTATGCTTTGGTCGCATAATTACTCAGAGCCGCCGATTGCTAAGATTGTTAGTCTTGAAGTTAAAGATGGAAAGCTGGTATTTGAGGCTAAATTCCCGGAGAAGGGGCTAAATGAGTTAGCCGATAAAGTGTTTGAAATGTATAAGAAAGGTTTCTTGAATGCTTTTAGTATCGGGTTCATGCCAAAAGATTATGAACCGAATGAACATGGTGGCTACACTTATACTCGAAATGAACTTCTTGAAATTTCAGCTGTTACCGTGCCAGCCAATCAGGAAGCGTTGAGTCTTGCGGTTAAGAATCTTAGTCTTGAAAGCAAAGAAACAATTGAAAAGATTAAAAAAGTTTTTGATGAACTTGTTGAAAAAGCAGCAGTACCAGTACATACTTCTGAAAAGTTAGACGATAGAAGTGAATGGGATGCAACGGTAGCGATTAATAAACTTAGAAAATGGGCGAGTAGTGACGGGACTGGCGATAAAGACACAATCGACTGGAATAAATATAAATATGGCTTTGCGTGGTATGATGAAGAAAACAAAGAAAGTTTTTCGGCTTATAAATTGCCACACCACACGGTTGATTCTAACAATGTTTTAGTTACAGTTTGGCGCGGAGTTGTGGCTGCGATGGGTGTTTTAATGGGCGCTATGGGTGGCGTTGATATTCCTGATAGTGACTTTGACAAAGTTTATAATCATCTTGCGAAACATTATAGAGAGTTTGATAAAGAACCACCGGAGAAGGAATTGGTTTTAGCTTTTAGAAATCTATTTAACAGAGTTAATGAATTAGAAAAGAAGATAGACGTTGTCGCCGAAAAAGTGTTAGACAATCACAAAGAAATTGAAGCTATTAAGAATACTTTGTTAGTTTTTGAAATGGCACTTGATGATAATGGTGAAGAAGTACCTGAATTTGATGATGAAGTGGTTGAAGAAGAAAAGAATGTTAGTGAGAATGTGGAGGAAGAAAATTTGAGTGAGAAGCTTAAGAATGTTTTAAAAGAATTTGCTAAGGAGGTTGAGAAAGATGGAAGAAATTAAAAATACTCTTAAAGAGTTTTTTGAAACTGAGGGTAAAGCGATAATTAAAAAAGTTACTGAGGAAGAAATAACAAAGTTTGCCAGAGAAACGCTGAAAGTTCCAGAATTTTCTG